ATGAATATCATTCACAACGCCGCCGGGCAACCGGCAGGCGTGGGGACTCTGCGCGCCGCCACTTCGCAACTTAGCGCTCCGACGATGTCCAGCATCGAACTCGTTGAGCTGATCAACTCCGTTCGTGATCTTGATCGCGCCGAACTGCGGCACGACAACTTCATGGCGAAGATCGAAAAGCATCCCGGTATCGACGCCCTAAAATTTAAGGGCGTCTACACCGGCGGTAACGGTCAGCAGCGTCCTTGCTACTACTTGCCAAAGCGCGAAGCCGAGCTCATGGTGATGAGCGAGTCCCTCGAAGTGCAGACCAAAGTATATGACCGCCTGGCCCAGCTGGAGGCAACGGTACCGGACCCAATGGCCAGCCTGTCGCCAGAACACCGTGCGCTGGTAACGCTGCTGTTCGAAAGCTCGGCCATCAAGACACAGCAGGCCGCTCACGCTGCTGAACTTGCTGCCCAGGCCGAGAGCATCAAGCGCATCGAGGCGAACCAGGTCGCAGCGGTCGCCAGCGTGCAGTCCTTCACGGCGCTTGGCTACTCTCTGTATCGCGACCTGGGCCTGAGCAAGATCGAACTGGGCAAGCTGGGTAAAAAGGCTTCAGCCATCAGCAAGGCGCGCGGCTTGACGATTGATCAGGTAGGCGACGGCCGTTACGGCCGCGTCGGTTCCTATCACATCAGCGTGCTCGACGATGCGCTGGTAGCTATTTCGAACTAAGGGGACAAGCGATGAATCTCCAGCAACTCTTACAGACGAAGTTCGAACGGCGTATCTACGGCTCGCTCAAGGTCGGCGATCTGTGCGTCTGGCAGAACCTCACCGGCGAGGACGCCCACCTCAACGGTACCGAGACGACGATTATTCAGATCAACGAGACCGTGATGTCACGCGCACCGTACCTGACCGACACGCGTCTCCATGGCATGCGCTGCTGCGGCGAGCCCCACGAGTTGCGCAAGAAGGCGCCGCCGGCGCGCGAGGTCGATGCCTTGGTGGCCTGGTCGGATTGTCCCTGGCAGCCGGGTGAGCCCGCAGCGTCGAGCGTATTTGCCGCGCCGATCAACTTTACTGAGAGCAGCCATGCATAAGGAAATGAGAGTGGTCATGGACATTTGCGCAGCCTCGCGCGCGGCCGGCTTGGTCGCGCGTCCCGACATTGCCAAGTGCCATGGCTCGATTGGTGATCTGACGCCCAAGTGCATCAGCTGCGTGCGCATCCTGGCGCCAGAGGGGGAGGGGCAGCAGTATGCCGACCCAACGATCACCGGCGACGTATGCAGCCAGTACGCGAGCGTGGAGCGCTACGGCCACCTGTTTGTGGCAGCGGCGGCAGCACCGGCGCTATCGCCTGAGTCGCAGAGCGAGGTGCACTGATGGCACGTGCACGCAACATCAAGCCAGGCTTCTTCACGAACGACGAGCTGGTCGAGTTGCCGTTCGAGGCGCGGTTGCTGTTCATTGGTCTGTGGACGCTTGCCGACCGCGAAGGCCGCCTGACTGACCGCCCGAAGAAAATCAAGATGGAGGTTTTTCCGGCCGACGACGTCGACTGCGAGAAGTCCCTCGCACTGCTGGCCAGCAGTGGCTTCATTGCGCGCTATCAAGTTGGTGAATACAAGGTCATCGAGATCCTGAACTTCAGCAAGCACCAGGCGCCGCACTCAACCGAGAAGGACAGTGCGTTACCTGACGCTGACGGTTATTTCACCGTGAACGAACGCAACAAGAGCGGTGGCGTAACGGGCATTTCACGAAAGGAGCGGACTGTTTCGGAGGTTGATAACAGTGCCTTAACGTTGGATAACGTTAGTCCACCGTTAGAGCAAGTTATCCCACCGTCCCATAACGCCCTGATTCCTGATTCCGGATTCCTGATTCCTGATTCCTATAGAACTTCAACTGCATCGTCGACAAGCGACGACGTTCGGCAATGCCCGACCTCAGAGCTTGTCGAGCTGTACCACGAACTCTTGCCGAACAACCCTCGGACAAAGGTCGTGAATGCTGCGAGGAAGAGCGCTATCCGGTCGCGGTGGACGGAGGCATCGAAGCTGCGGTGCGAGCCGTTCGGCTATGCGACCAAGGCCGAGGGGTTGGCAGCGTGGCGTGAGTTCTTCGAAATCTGCGCCACGTCCCGGTTCCTGACGGGGCTCTCGCCGCCGGCGCCTGGCAAGCCGGCGTTCGTTGCCGACATCGATTTCCTTTTCTCCGCCAGCGGCTTTGCGAAGACGCTTGAAAACAAATATCACAGGGATGCACCATGACCGACCAGCACGAAGACCACACCGTATCGATCCGCGCCGAGCAGGCCGTCCTGGGCGCGCTGCTCGCCGACAACGACGCGCTGGACCGCACGCCAGATCTCGACGCCAGCCAGTTCTACCGCAACGACCACCGGCTCATCTTCGAAGAAATCCGCCGCCAGGTCGTAGCTGGCCACCGTGCCGACCCACTGACGGTCTACGAGAAGCTTGCCGACAAGGTCGACGACTGCCTCCGGTACCTCGCAACGCTGCGCCAATCGTCCGTTAGCGCCGCGAACATTGCGCACCACGCGGCAATCGTGACCGACAAGGCCTCTAAACGGGCGCTGGTGGCACTTTCTGACGAAATGCGAGAACTAGCAGCATCCCATCAATCGGCGGTCTCCTGCGTCGATCTGATGGCTTCTAAGCTCGAAACGCTGGCGCACCGGAAAACGTCGGGCGAACCGATGCGCATGGACTCGATGTTGAGCGACTACGCGGACGTGCTCCAGCAGCGCATGGACGGCACGATCAAGCCGATCAGCACCGGCCACCGTGACCTGGACAACATGCTCGACGGCGGCCTGGAGCGCGGCACGCTGACGGTAATCGCGGCCAGACCCGGCATGGGCAAGACTGCGGCCGGCCTGGGCATTGCTCGCAATGTGGCCGGGTGGGGCTCAGCCCTGTTTCTTTCGATGGAGATGGCGCGCAATCAGGTCAATGACCGAAACATTGCGGCGATGGGCTGCATTCCGATCAAGTGGCTGCGCAAGCCATCGGAGGCCGATTCGCCTGGCAGCCAGAACACGTTCTACTGGACGGCGATGACGCATGCGTTCAAGAAGTCGCAGGAGCTGAACCTGTTCATCGACGACAAGACCGGGCTCAACATGCTGGAAATCCGAGCGAAAGCACGTGCCGTGAAGCGCAAGGCCGGCCTGGACCTGATCGTGGTCGACCAGCTCTCGTTCATCGTCGGCGGCAAGTCGGACAAAAGCTATGAGGCAGTCGGCGAGCATACCCGCGCGCTGGTCGCGCTGGCCAAGGAACTCGATTGCGCAGTGGTGCTGCTCTGCCAGCTAAACCGCGAGTGTGAAAAAAGAACCAACCGCCGCCCGATCATGGCCGACCTGGCAGTGTCGGGATCCATCGAGCAGGACGCGGCCAACATCCTGTTCCTGTACCGCGACGAGGTCTACAACCCCGACACTCCGGACAAGGGCCTGTGCGAAGTTCAGTCAGTGAAGCAGCGGCAGGGCGAGCCTGGGACGATCGCGCTCGGGTACACCGGGAATCAGACCCGATTCGATGACCTGCCGTATCCATGGCGGCCGCAATCGAGAGAAGAGAGGCCGGCGCGGCGTGGCTTCGGCGCCGGCTAACTGGATCGAGAAAGCACGCACAACAACAAACACAGAAAGTAGGGATGCAGAATGAATGATCAGCAATTACACGCGTACTGCCTGGAGTGGACCTCCTGGTGCTTCACCCGCCGTTTCTACATCAAGCCGGGCGCGCAAAGCCTGTTGGCGAGGATGCAGCCAAGCCGGTCCGGCGTCGAGCCCAACGCCCGCAACAATCCGGATATGCAGTACTTCAACATGGCAATTCACGCGCTGGCGGACATGGAGGAGAATGTTGACACCTTGCGGTGCTTCAGTCTGATGTACGTAGAGCAGGCTGACCATGTGAAGCGCCAAGCGGATATGTTGGGTATCAGTCGTCCAACGTACTACAATCGTGCGCGTGCCTTTGGGCGCAAGGCGATGTCACTGGCTATCAGCCTCAAGCGGGTGCACGAAGAAGGCACACGACATTTAAACTTGCGCTAGCATAGTAGGGCTACATGGTAATGGGGCCTTGGACGTGCAAGAGCACTCCCCGAACGTGATCACGACATCAAGGCACCGGCAGATTAAGCTTAACTATTCTTCTATGGACGGGACACAATGAACGGTCACAACAAAGAGACGTGGGTAAAGCGCTTGCGGCTGCCAAGCATCATGCGGAGGCAACAATTCTCAGCGCCTTCATTGGCGTCGGAAATTCTTGAATATTCGTGCAGTTTTGATAAGGCCGTGAGCTTTACTCGATCGTGCGGCTATGATGCGTGCGATATGAGGTTGGACAACAGGGTTCTGCTGCCTGCATCGGGGAATTTTGTCGAGCCGGCTTTTCGTAGGGCAGGTGTAGTCGATTTGCGGGCCGCAGCTGGGCAGTGCATTAAGTGGTGCCATTACCTGGAGCCATATATTGAACAAGAACTTGGATTGAAAGTCAGAGTCACGATTGGACAGTTGTGGCATCGTTCAAGACATGTCTTTAATCCGTCCTTTGAGGACGTACGTCAATGGAGTAGGCAGGGGCTGCATCATAGTGATTTCAGTGACGGCAACGGCATTAATCTTCATGCTTGGCTAACGGTAGAGACAGGCGAAATCATCGAGCCAACGTTTCTTAGTACTCTGGCTGCTTTTGCTCATGAGTCCTATCGCCCTATGGCGGGGCAGGTGGTCTGGGGACGTGACCCTGGCGTGCTAAACGATCATCGCTATGTGCCGCTTGCCGTTGGTAGAGAAATCGTCAGTGCAATTGCCCATGAATCGTCTGTCCCCTTGCTTGCAACTAACTCTCACGATCTGCATGCAGTCGGTGCCGTTATAGACTTTTCATAAGCAACCGGATGGGAGTTGCGTGTAAAGAAAAACTTAGACATCTGAGCTCTAGCATTGCCTTTACACTTACCGCTAAAATGAGCACTTATTCGATAGTCTGAAAAACTGACTCTGGCGATAAGTAGTCCACCCCGCGGATAGCGCGGGGACGAACCAAGAAGCCACCCAAGCGGTGGCTTTTTTGCATTGCACGCTCAAATAGCGAGGTCACCATGTCGATCAGGTTGAAGTGGCCACCGTTCCCGGTCCGCCTCTGGCGCAGCTATGTTGACTGGCGCGATTGCCTTGCCCCTTGGCCGGCGCTGCGAGCCGCATGGTTCATGACCTGGTGCGAGTAATGACAGAGACCACCAAACCCGACAAGCGCAAGGTCCGCGCCTACATGGATCGCCGCACGCACGCTGAGCACGATGACCCGCCACCAACACCCGACGATATCCGTCGAGAGCTGGGATGGGGACTGATTCCGCATAACGACGACACGAACGAACAATCCTGACCACCGCGCGCCATCGCACTCCAGCGGCGCGACTCGTAAAGCGGGTGCAGTCACCGATGAACCATGGCTACGGACTCCAACCGCAGGGTATCGCGGGCAATCGCGTAGAGCAGGCGGTGACACTTCCATTGACAAACCATAGGAGAAAGCATGACGTTTACCAGCGACACCAGCATCAACACCCTGATCGAGCAGCGTATCCGCGAACAGGTGAAGGGCGAGGCCTCGCCAGCCCTGGCCGAGTTCGAGCTCACCGTTGAGGCGGCTATCAAGAAGCTCGGCGTGTTCGCACCCATGACGCCGCTCCATTCGCTGGTGAGGGACGTGCGCACCAAGCACATCGACAACCTGGTAGCGCGCCGCGTTGACGCGCTGGTCAATCAACTGGTGCTCAATGACACCAAGGGGCAGATGGTCGTGCGCCTGGATCAGACGCGCATGGTGTCGAAGTCCTGGAGCGGTGCAGGGGTCGATGCGCTGAACGTCCACGAAGGTGAGCGCATCATCCCCCAACCGTCTAACCCTGCTGCGGCGAGCGGTATCGACGGTGCAATCCATTCGGGTGCGACCTTGATCGTCGAGTGCGATCGGGCTCTGACCGACGAGCAGGTCAAGAAAATCAAGGCGGGCATTCTCGCAGACCTCCCGACGGGCTGCAAGGTGGTAGTACTGCATGGCGGGGTTAAGGCAGCGGTTTCCTTGGGCTAATCCCCATGGCAGCGAGACCCAAGACAGTTTGCCGCAAGGTGGCATGCGGTGCACTGCTCGACACGCCAGGCTATTGCGCCAGGCACGCTAAGCTGAAGGTGGGCTGGAACCGCTCACACGGCGACAAGAGCAGCGCAGAGCGCGGATATGGCTGGAACTGGCAGAAGCTGCGCTCACGCATCCTGAGCCGCGACATGGGCCTGTGCAAGATCAAGCGGCCGGGCTGTACGTTCGTTGCACGTGAGGTCGACCACATCATCGGCAAGGAACAAGCCCGCAGCCGAGGATGGACCGACGAGCAGATCGATGCCGAGAGCAACCTGCAATCGGCCTGCACTCGCTGCCATACGGCGAAGACGCAGGAGGAAGGATAGGTATGTGCGTATGGCCCCGGGGGATCAAAAGTCCGGCCGGAATGCCCTCTAGACCGACTGTTTCGTTCAATTTTCACATCCACAATTCAAACTTTCATAATTTCCACGGAGTAACCAATGCCGAAGCCCCGCACGCCTTCGAATATCCTCGAAGCACGGGGAGCGTTCGCCCATAATCCGGACCGTCAGCGCGAAGATTTTGAATCAGGCGCTTTCGATAAATCGGCGCCGGCATATTTCAACGAAGCCCAGGTCGCGGTGTGGAATGAAATGGTTGGCCTGTTGCCGGAATCTGTTTTGCAGTCGACAGACCGCATGGCCGTTGAGTTGACGTCGCGCCTGGTCGCCCGTTTTCGGGCGCTCGATGACGGCGATGTGACGATGGCGCAAGCCGCGCAGATTCGCACGGCCCTGGCATCGCTTGGCATGACCCCGGCCGACCGGTCGCGCGTGTCCTCCAAAAAAGCCCCCAAAGTCAATCCGTTCCTGGCGTTGGTGGGGCAGAAGAAAGCCTGACGTGTCCGCCGATTATGTCGGCACCGCGCTGGAGTATGCGAAAGCGGTTACCCGAGGCGATGTCATCGCGTGCAAGTGGGTCAGGCTGGCTTGCAAGCGCCACCTCAACGACCTGAAGGCGGCGAAGAAGCGCGGCGCCAAGTTCTACTTTGACGAGGACGCCGGTAACAAGGTTTGTCAGTTTCTGTCGCTGATGCCGCACACCAAAGGCCAGTGGGCCCGGAAGCGCGAACTGATCGTGCTTCAGCCGTGGCAGTGTTTCGCATTCTGTGTGCTGTTTGGCTGGAAGCAGTCGAAGGACGGGCGTCGTCGCTTCCGCAAGGCCTACTTCGCGGTGCCGCGAAAGAACGGGAAGTCGATCATCGGCTCGGGCATCGGGTTGTACATGTTCGCGGCCGACGGTGAGTTTGGCGCGGAAGTATATTCAGGCGCGACGACGGAGCGCCAGGCTTGGGAGGTGTTCCGGCCAGCCAAGCAGATGCTCGAGCGCACACCGGAACTGCGCGACGCTTTTGGCGCCGGGGTGTGGGCCAAGGCGTTGGTCAATCCCGAGGACGGTTCGCGCTTCGAGCCGGTCATCGGCAAGCCAGGCGACGGATCGAGCCCATCGTGCGCCATTGTCGATGAGTACCATGAGCATGACACCAGCGACCTGGTCGACACGATGGAGACCGGCATGGGGTCGCGCGAGCAGCCCCTGATGCTGATGATCACGACCGCTGGGTTCAACATCGCCGGCCCGTGCTTCGATCAGGAATCGGACGCCAAGAAGATGCTTGAAGGGGTGCTCGACAATGACGAGCTGTTCACGCTGATTTACACGATCGACGATTCGGATAGGTGGGACGATCCGGCCTCGCTGTACAAGGCGAACCCGAATATGGGCGTGTCGGTCGATATCGATTTTCTGCTTAGCCAGCAACGCCAGGCTGTGCAGAGCGCGTCAAAGCAAACGCGGTTTAAGACGAAGCACCTGAACATCTGGTGCGCGGCCAAAGCGGCATGGCTCAATCTACTGGAATGGGACAGGTGCACGGACCGCACCTTGCGCCCCGAGCAGTTCAAGGGCGAGAAGTGCTATATCACGCTCGACCTGGCCCACCGGTCAGACGTGTGCGTGATTATGCTGATGTTCGTGAAAGAGATCGCAGGCAAGCAGCACTTCTACCTGTTCGGCAGTTACTACTTGCCCGAGAACGCGATCGAGAACGACACCAAGAATTGCAGCGCCTACCGCAAGTGGGTGATCGAAGGGTTCCTTCAGCAGCACGATGGCGCTGAGATCGACTTCGATCTGATCGAGGAAGACACGCTAGCCATGATCGCTGCGTACGGGCCCGAGGAAGTCGTATTCGATCCCTACCGCGCCGCTCAGCTGGAGCAGCGACTGACGAAGCAGGGCATCAACGCGGTGGAGCTTGGGCAGACGGTCAAGAACCTGTCGTTGCCTATGAAAGAATTTGAAAGCGCTGTGAAGGCTGGACGTGTGCACCACGACGGCAACCCGGTCCTGACCTGGATGGCGTCGAATGTGGTTGCCAAGCTGGACGCAAAAGACAACATCTACCCCCGCAAGGAGAAGCCCGAGCAGAAGATCGACGGCATCGTGGCGGGGATTATGGGCGTGGCGCGCGCGATGTGCGGCGAGACGAACGAAATTTCGCAAGGCTTTGTGGACATATGACAAAAAATACATCCTGGGACGACGTACAGCGCCGTGCGGCAGTCGACGGCTCGCCGATCCTCACCAATTGGCGAGCGGAGCGCCAGGCTGCACGCGTATCCAACGTTTCGTACAGCGAGAGTGTGATGGACGCATTCGGCGTCTCGTCGGCCGGCACCACGGTATCAGCCACTTCCGCCATGCGCGTGTCGGCTGTAGCCGCCTGCGTGGCAAAGATTAGCGGTGCGATCGTCAGCATGCCGATCCATGAGTACTCGATGGATGGCGGCGAGATCCCGGCCCGTCTCCCGCGCAGCGACCTGTGGTATTTGCTCAACGAGCAGCCCAGCCCGCAATTTACTGCGGCGTCGATGTGGGAAGGCGCCAGCATGTCGCAGTTGCTGCGTGGCGACGCCTACGGCCTCATCAAATGGCGTCCCAATGGCAGGCCCCGCGAGATCCTGCCGCTGCCATGGGGCTGTGTTTCACCGATTCGCACCATCGCCGGAGGTGTTCGATACTACGTCAACATGCCTTCGCACGGCATTTCCACCTGGTTCGAACCGTCTGACATCCTGCATTTTCCCGGCATGGGCTTCGATGACACAACCATGCGATCGATGTCGGTGATCCAGTTCGGCGCGCGTAACGCGATCGGCAATGCCCTGGCCATGGATGAGTACAGCGGGAAGTTCTTCGAGAACGGGGCTCATCCTTCGATGATCTTGCAAAGCCCAAACAAGATGAACCCAGGCCAAATTTCTGACCTTCAGCAGGCCTTCGCACGCAAGTACGCCGGCCTGAAGAACGCGCACGCTGTGCCGCTGGTTCTGACCGAAGGGCTGACGGCGAACCAGATGAATATTTCAGCCGAGGACTGCCAACTGCTGGACGCCCGCCGATTTCAGGTGCTCGACGTGGCCCGTGCATTCGGCGTGCCTGGCTTCATGATCAACGAGTCGACCGGCGCGACATCATGGGGCTCGGGCATCGAATCGATTGGCCGCGCCTTCGTTCAGTACACCTTGCAGACCTGGCTGAAAAAGATTGAGCAGGAGTTGAACCGCAAGCTCTATCCCCGCAATACCGGCCGCTTCCTTGAATTCCACCGTGAAGCACTTTACGAGGGAGACATTGCCGCTCAAGGGGGCTTCTTCCGGCTGGCGCTGGGCGGGCCTGGCGCTGGCGATGCATTCATGTCACTCAACGAAGTGCGCCGCCGGCAGCGCTTGCCGCCAGTTGAAGGTGGCGACGTCCTCTACCGCGCGCCGCGCGAGCAACCACAACCCGTTCCGAAAGCTGCCGAATGACCCATCTCATGCAATTGTGCATCGACAACGCCGCGAGCTCGGCGGCGAAGCAGGAAATGTTCGTATCGAACAGCGCCGGCCAGACGCTCTATATTCGCGGCGTCATCGCGTCGAACTTCGATGCGAACGCGGCCGACGTGATCGCCAGCCTGAATAAAGCCGACCCTGGCCAGGTGCTCAATATCCGCTTCAACACCCCGGGCGGCGATGTGTTTCAGGGCAAGGAGATCGCTGCGGCGATCAAGAGCTACCCGGGCAAGACTGTCGGGCACGTCGACAGCCTGTGCGCCAGTGCGGGCACCAGCATTGCCATTTCTTGCGACGAAATCGAGATGAGCAAGGGCGCCTTCTTCATGATCCACAATGCGCAGGGCATGGCGTTCGGCGATAAGAAAGCGCTGCGCGACCGCGCCGATCTGGTCGAGAAAATCGAGCTGTCCATCGTCGACGACTACACCGAAAAGACCGGCAAGCCGGCAGAGGACGTAATCGCAATGATGGAGGCTGAAACCTGGATGAGCGCTGAAGAGGCGCTTTCCCACGGCTTCATCGATCGCATTGCCGGCGCGCCGGCCAAGACGTCGAACGCCTGGAACCTGGCGGCTTACGCAAACGCTCCTGCCGCTCTCGCGCCTCAAGCTGCCCCCGTTTCGGTGCCTGCGCCAGTGACGGCCACCGCTGCACCATCCATGACGCAAGCCAACGCCAACCGTCTGGCACTTATTCAAGCCCTGTAACGCTTCTCGCGTACGCCCGCCGAGGTCGGTCACCTCACCCAATCGGGAGCCTCTACGGCTCCCTTTTTTATTGAAAGATCACATGGTCACCATCGAAGCCCTCCGCGAGAAGATTGCAAACCTCGCTACCCAAGCCAATCACCTGCTCGCCGAAAAGGGTGATCAAGTCTGGACCAAAGAAGACCAGAAGAAATTCGACAATTTGACGGATGAAATTGCCTCCACCAAGGGCCAGGTCCGCAACATCGAGAAAATGCGCGAGCTGGAAGCCGACCAGTATTTCAAGGAAAACGGCCCCACCAACAAGGCCGAGCCAGGCGTGACGGTTGACGCCCTGGTCGCTGTTGCCCTGTACATGCGCAACGGCACCAACGTCACGAACGAGCAAGCCATCGCCATTCGCAATGCGATGTCGACGACCACCCCGACCGAAGGCGGTTATACCGTTCCGGCCGAGATCGCCACCATGGTGATCGAAAAGCTGAAGGCATTCGGCGGCATGCGCGAAGTGGCCACCATCATTTCGACCGCTGGCGGTAACCCGCTGAATTATCCAACGTCGGACGGCACAGGTGAAGTCGGGGAAATCGTTGGCGAGAACGCCCCCGTGACGGGCGCCGACATTACTGTCGGAACGATTGCGCTGCCAGTGTTCAAGTATTCGTCCAAGAAAATCGCACTGCCGCTGGAACTGATCCAGGACAGCGCCATCGACGTCATCGCCCTGGTCGTCGCCCGCCTGGCCATGCGCATCGCGCGTATCCAGAATACGCACTTCACCATCGGCCCCGGCACGACCACGCCGGACGGCGTAATCCCACGAGCTGGCATCGGCAAGATCGGCTCGACCGGTCAAACCGTGACGATCACCTACGACGACACCATCGACCTCAAGCACGCTGTCAACCGCGCATACCGCGCAAACGCCGCGTACATGATGAACGACCTCAGCGTCGCCACCGTGTCGAAGCTCAAGGACACCACCAACCGCCCGATCTGGACGCCGGCAATCACCGCCAGTGCGCCCGACCTGTTGAACGGTCACCCGGTCGCAATCAATGACGATGTGCCGGTCATGGCGGCAAACGCGAAATCGATCGCGTTCGGCGACTTTTCGCAATACACCATCCGCGATGTCGCAGGGAGCACGGTTTTGCGCCGCTTTGACGATTCGGCGTTTGCCTTGAACGGCCAGGTCGGGTTCTGCGGCTGGCAGCGTTCCGGCGGCAACCTGCTTGAACCGTCCGCCGTTAAGGTGTACCAGAACTCGGCCACCTAAGTCACGTGCGGCGAGCTTCAAACTCGCCGCTTCTTCACCTCAAGAAAGAATCTCATGCCAAAAGTTACCAAGGCGCTTGAAGGCGCCGTGAAGGTCCGCGTACTGGTTGCTTGCGCGTTGGGCCTGTGCGACGACGTGATCGAGGTCGATGCCGACGATCTGCCCGGCCTGGTCGGCGTGGTCGATGCCGATCCCGCTGCCGTTGAATACGCCGAATCCATCAAGAAAGCTTAAGCCATGACCATCCGCCTACTCTGCGCCCACGACATCTACCCGGCCAATGCAGTGGTGACGCTCAATGCGGGCACGGAGGCCGGGCTGATCGCGTCGAAGCAAGCCAGTGCGACGCTCACCGGCGGCGTTCCCTACATTGCTCCACAGCCGTTGAGCAAAGGCGGAAAAATGGTGCTCGCCGGCGATTCCATCTCAAATCAAAATAACCAGGTGTCGGCCACTTTTAATGCAACGCTGGCGAAAGGCTATTTCACTCAGGCTGCGGCGATGCTGGGACAGCGGTTCGAGGCTGTGCGGAACGCCGGCGTATCCGGCAATACCACGGCCGATCTGCTCGCACGCCTGCAAACCGACGTGCTGGCCCAGCAGCCCGAATGGTGCTTCATGCACATCGGAACGAACGACGTCGGCGGGGACGTCCCGTCGAGCGTGACGACCGCCAACATCGAAGAGCTTTGCCGGCGCATGACCGGCGCCGGGATCAAACTTATCCTGTCGACGATCATGCCGCGCGGGTTCGCCGGCATGACTCAGGCGCGCCTCGCTACGATGATGGCCAACAACGCTTTCATTCAGGCCTATGCGGTGCGCAACAGTATTCCACTGGTCGACCTGTACCGCTACATGCTGGACTACAGCGATATCACCACAACGAGCCAGGGCGAACCAGTGGCGACATGGTTCGACGGCGCGAAGTTGCACCCCCTGGCAGCCGGCGCCGTGCAGATGGGCTATGCCATCGCCCGTCAGCTCGACGCGATTATTCCGAAACTGCCCCGTCGCCTGCAGCTGAACTACAACGGCGTGAACGGCGATGCCGCAAATCTGATCCGCAACGGCATGTTCGCGCCAGGTGCAGCCGGCACGCTGGGATTGAATGCGTCGGGCACAGTCGCGCAGAACTGGACGGCCGCCGCCGCTGGTGGCGCAATCAGTGGAGCTTGCTCGATTGTGCCTCGCTCGGCCAGCTTCAACGACAACACTCCTGGCAACGTGCAGCGTGTGGCGCTCACGGGAGCGGGCGCGAGCACCGAGATTTTCCGCCTCACGCCGACAATCGCGACGCCAACAGTCGGCGACCTCGTTTACCTCGAGGTCGAGATCCTGGCGACGGCATCCGTTGGCACCATCGCAGAGATCAGCTTGAGCTGGGGAACGGTCGGCGGTACCGTAATTTCGTGTGCGGCAAACTACATGGCGAGCGCCGCAGAGACGCTTGCCATCGGCACCGTGCCCTACCTCGTTGTGCTCAAGACGGAGGCCATGGTGATCCCTGTTGGAACTTTGGGCGTCTACGGCAGCATCAATATCCGAACGTCCACTGGCGCAGTTGCGCAGGTGGATGCCGCTACCGCACGGCTTAGTCGGGTGACTCAATGACCTCTCGCCAAATCACCCCGCCGGTTGAGCTGGCCGTTTCGCTCGAGGCCGCCAAGCTGCAACTGCGCGAGACGTCGTCCGACCTGGACGCTTCAATCGAGTTGTGGCTCAAGGGCATTACGCGCGAGTGCGAGCACCAGACCGGCCGCACCCTGATCAAGCAAACCTGGCAAACCGCGCTGCCTGCCTTTGACGATGCTATCCGCCTGGAGGGGGCGCCGTTGATCGCCGTACAGAGCGTCAAGTACTACGACGCTGGCAACGTGCTCCAAACCCTCGCGCCGGAAGCCTACTACGCCGACGCTGTGACCGAGCCAAGCTACATCGTGCCCGCTGGCGGCGCGGCCTGGCCAGCCACGTATGCGCGCCCCAACGCCGTGATCGTCGAATACACGTGCGGCTACGGCCTGACCGCAGCCGCCGTGCCCGAGAATATCCAGCTGTACATTCTGGCGCGCCTGTGCGAGCAGTTCGACCCGGCCACGCGCGAGTTCAAGGCCACGGCGCAATCGATGTACGTCGATCGCCTGCTGGACGCCTGCCGGGTGTACGGATGAGCGCCTTCGCGTCGACTCTGCGTCACCTGGTGACGGTTCAGGCGCCCGCCGGCCGCGACCCGATAGGCCAGCCCATTCCGGGCGGCTGGACCGAGTTCGCCAAGGTATGGGCTGACATTCGCCACACAGGGGGAATGGAGGCGATCAAGGCGGGCGCCGCGACATCGACCGTGCAGGCGTCGGTCCGGGTGCGCCAGCGCGCCGGCTTGCATGCCGGTATGCGCATCCTGCATGACGGCACCATTTACAAGGTGCAGGCTGTGCTACCAGATAAAGAGCGCCGCCAGCACATCGACCTTGTTTGCGAGATCACCAAATGATCACATTCGACACGAGCGCGTTACTCGATGCGTTCAACCAGCTCACCGACAAGATTACTGATGCAGTTGGTGAGCCGACCGTTCGCGCGGCCGGTTTCGCCGGCGCGGACGTGTTCAGGGACGAGGCGAAGCGCAACGCTATGGCGCACCAGCGAACGGGCGCCCTGGCCCGCAGCATCGTCGTAAAGCGGCTGGTCGAGGAATCGGACGGCACGCGCCAAGCGTATTTGGTCACGGTGCGAGGTGGGAAGCCCGGCGTCAAGGGAGGCGCATTTTATTGGCGCTTCGTCGAATTCGGGACCGCGCACTCGCCTGCACAGCCATTTTTGCGCCCGGCTTATGAGTCGAAAAAGCAAGCCGCGGCTGATGCGGTAACGCGCACCTTGGCGCAAAAAATCGACGAAAGGCTGGGAGGGCAATGAGCATGGAGGCAATCGTTTATGAAGCGCTGTTCGGGCTTGCTGTTGGCGAGGTGTTCCCTGACTTCGCGCCAGTCGGCACCGCGCCGCCTTACATCACGTTCCAGGCCGTCGGTGGGAACCCCATAAACATGATCGACGCCACGGTCCCGGACAAAGAGCGCGTGCGCGTACAGGTCAACGTATGGGCCGCCACGCGCTTGGAGGCATCAAGCATTGGCAAGCAGGCAGAGAACGCCTTGCGCATCGTGGCGGGCTTGCAAACCACCGTGCTGACCGGCCGTATCGCCACGTTCGACGAAGCCACCGATCTGCGCGGCACGATGCAGGACTTCGAATTCTTCACCTGATCTAATTTTTTTTATGCCCATTTCGGGCGCCTCCAGCCCGCCTTGTGCGGGTTTTTTATTTCCCGAAAGGAAAACACAAATGGCACTCTCCCTTCCAACCGGCACGCTCTACGCACTGGCTACCGTCTACGCAGCCGCAGTCCCTGTTACCGCAGGTACGAACGCCAGCGAAGCCGTCCTCACCGCGACCAACACTTTCGTCGCTGGCGACTACGTTGAGTACACGGGCAGCTGGAGCCGCGCAACCAACCGCGTGTTTCGGGTTAAGGCTCCTACCGGCACCACCGTTACCCTTGAAGGCCTCGACACCACCTCGACGGCGCTGTTTCCTGTAGGTGGCGCAACGGGATCGCTACGCAAGATCACCACCTGGGTGCCAATCACGCAAATGATCAGCTGCGAACCTTCGGGTGGCGAGCCGAAATTCGCCACCGTCAACCTGCTCGACGTTGAGAACGAGATCAGCCTCCCTGACGGCTACGGCGCGCAGAACCTGGCGATGTCGATCGCGGACGATCCGGCCCTGCCGCACCACGCTGCGCTCAAGGCTGCGGCGGAGCTGCGCAAGATCGCCGCGATCAAAGCCGAACTGCCGGCCGGAAGCAAGATTCTCTACAACGGCTATATCAGCTTCGACGAATCGCCCTCGATGACCAAGGGCCAGGTGATGGCCGTCAAAGCGGGCTCGGCCTTGCAAGGGCGCCCAGTTCGCTATTCCGTGTAATCCCGACTTATCCACCCCGCGTCTCCTGGCCCGCGCAAGCGGGCATTTCCATGCCGGCGGCTTGATCTCCGCCGGTCTTTTTCTCTCTGAAAGCAAAAAATGACCAAGACAACCGCTAAAAAATTCTCCCTGAACGTCGCGCCTACCTTCAAGGCTCCTGTGCACATTCAAGTCCCGGGCGCCGGCGAGGGTGAAATTCTGTTCACGTTCAAGCACCGCACCAAGGACGAGCTGGAGGAGTTCACGGAATCGCTCAAAGCCGTCGATGGTGAAGACGGCCCGAAACATGTTGATGTGCTGCTCGACATTGCCAGCGGCTGGGATCTGGACGAGCCGTTCGACGCCGACTCGCTGGAAAAGCTCACGCAGCGTTACATGGGCGCCGCCCAAGCAGTCATCGCGGCCTATTTCACGGAATTGATGGGCGCCCGCACAAAAAACTGATCGCGCTTGCAGAGGATATGTACCGGAAAGGCCCGACGCCCGATGAATTGGAGGCGGCCGGCCTGACCGAGGCGGACTTTGCAAGCGAAGCGGTGGAGCCCTGGCCCGACAACCTGGTTCCGCTGCTGCTGTTCCAGTACCTGCGCACGCAGTGGCGTACGGGCGCGGGCGGGCCGAGCGGCCTGGACTACACGGTAATGCATCGAAAAATGGATCGCATGGGACTGGCCCCTGACGATTACGACCAGCTTGAGCACGACATCCAGATCATGGAAGTCGCCGCGATCAACTGCATCTACGCAAAAACATAGCCACCTTCGGGTGGCGTTCCTATTTGGGCTGCAAATGTCAGAAATCACGAACACCGCGACAATCAAGGTCGTTGCCGACACGTCCGAGGTGGAAGTGGGCATGCGCAAGATTGACGATGCGGCCGCAAAGACCGGGCGCAATCTCGACAATCTCGGGAAGGGCGACAGCGCGTTCGCCAAGATCGGCGCCGGCGGCGATGCGGCCGCTGCTCGCGTGCAAGCCGCATCGAAGAGCCTGGCCGATGCCGTGGCGTCCACCCAAGCGGCAATGGCAGAAGGATCGAAGGCCAGCGCCGCTTATTACGCGTCGCTGGCAAAGTCCAATGCGCCGCAGGACTCGGTGAAGCCGTTCCTCGCGCAAATCGAAGCGCTCACCGCTGCGGAGAAAGTCCGTGCTGAGACCTTTGCCACTGGCCTGGAGAAAACGAGAAGTCTCTTTGATGTCGCAAGCGCAGCTGCTACATCGGCTCAGCAAAAATTGGGCGGGCTGAAGTTGGATGCCGAACAACTGACTGTGCCGGACAGCGCGATAGAAAGTATCAACAACTGGAAGGAGGCAGTCGCGTATGCCGCAGGAACAGCCTTTGGCGCCGCTGTCGTTGCAGCAAAAGCCGGATTCGAAGCTCTGACCGACTACATCAAAGTTCGCCTCGCTTTGAGGGCCGCTGCCGCCGTGGCCGGAGTAGCGGCCGAAGTTGTAGGTGCAATCTACCTCGCGTACAAATCCATCGACTTCGCCGTGGGCCTCTTGACCGGGGAGAGCTACAAGAGCGCCAACATTGACGCCCTGGTCGCCGCCAATAAGGAAATGGTCGACCTGCAAAAGAACTTCCGGCTGAGCGCGACTGAGGCTTCCGGCTTGGTCGCGGCCCTGGCCAGCCTCGGCGTTTCCAAGGGCGATTACGTCGACACCTTCCGCGAAGCCGGCACGGCCATCAAGGAGAACGCCGATGAGCTCGACGCGCTGGGCGTGAAGTACAAGGACGCCGCCGGCAATCTGCTCCCGATGCGGGACGTTCTGTCCAACGTGCAGGCCGAGCTTGCGAAATATACATCCGGCCTTGAGCGCAATGCTGTCGCTTCCGCCCTGGGCTTCGGCTCGTCCGAAAAGATCGATGCTGCCCTGAGCGTGACGGCCGAGAAGCTGGCCGCCGTGACCGAACGCCAGCGCGAATATGGGCTGCTGATCGGTGGCGCGCAACAGGCCGAGCTTGCGCGCTACGCCTCTGTTATGGCGGAATTCAACAGCGAGCTGGACAACACGTCGCAGGGCTTCAAGCGCGCTATCGCCGATAACATCATGCCGGTGCTCACCAACCTGGCCGATTTCTTCAAAGAGGGCTGGCCCTCGGTCGTCCAGGCGTTCCGGGGCGCCATGGCCGGGTTCACCACCTTGTTCTACGGGCTGAAAACTGTTGTTGATATCGTTGTCGAATCGGTCAAGGCCGCTTTGGGCCTGCTCCCGAATGCTTTTGAGGGTGTGGTCAAGGTATTTGGCAATTTGATTAAAGGCGACTTTAGTGCCGCTGCCGCGAGCCTTGTGGAGACTTGGGACAACGCAATTGGCCTGTTTTCTAAAGCCGGCGACAAGATGGTCGACTACGCGCGTGCCAACGTCGCGGCGATCAAGATGGCGTGGGGCCAGAAGATTTTTCCGGACGAGGTGCAGCTCAAGGCGCCAGAGTTAAAAAATGCGGACGTGGCCAAGGACACGCTCAAAAGAGCCGCTGAAATCAGGGAGCAAGCCGCCGCGTACAAAGTGCTGTCCGCGTCCATGGATGAACGCATCGCCTTGCTCAAGGCAGAAGCGGACGGCGGCGCCAAGCTCAGCGAAGGCCAGAAAATGGCGATCCTGTTTCAGCGCGAACTTACCGCCGGAAAATCGACGCTTTCCGACCAGGAGAAGAAAGAGCACGCTGCCAAGATCGAAACGATCATTGCGATCGAGAAAAAAAACGAAAGAACCGCCGAAGGCCAGAAGCTCAGCGCTGCCGCCGCAGCAGCAGCTTCCGCAGCCGCCGAGAAGGAGAAGGCCGAGTATGCGAATCTGATCTCCTCGATCACGGCTAAGACGGAGGCCAACAAGCTGGAGCTGCTGACCGGGCAGAACGCCACGGAAAGCCAGAAGGCGAGCATCAAGCTCGACCAGGAACTTGCATCCGGCAAGCGAAAACTGTCGGCCGACATTGTCGCGGTCGTCCGCGCTAAGCTGGCGGACCTGGCCGCATCCGAGCAGCTGCAAAAAGTCCAGGCCGCCGAAAAGGAATCGCTCAACTACATCTTGCAAAGCACCGCCGCGCGCCTGGCATCGAAGGATGCGCTCGCGTCCGAATACGCGCTGTACGGCAAGAGCGCGGACGAGCATGAAATAGCAAATATCGCCATCCGCTCCGAGATCGAGTTGCAAAAGAAGCTCGCCGATGCGAAGGCAAAGGGCATTGCGTTTTCCGAAGAGCAGATTGCGCAAATGCGTGTCGAGAAAGAACTGAGCGACAGCACTCAGAAATCGACCGTTCAGCAAACAAAAGCCTTGGGCTACGCCGCCCAGCTGGCTGACGAGAACCGGCGATTTGCAGCCGAAGCAATCGTCGACGAGCGCGAGCGTGCGGCGGCAATTCTTGAGATCGACGCTGGCTTGCGGCGCAAACAGATCGAGATGACCGGCGATTCGACCGAGGCACAAAAGCTGCTGCAAGCCGAATTCAACACCTGGTATAAAAACCAGTCCGGCAAGTCAGCGATGGATGAATGGCGCAAGTCGGTGCAGCAGTACGACGACATTTTCCGCAACGGCTTTGCCGACATGCTGAACAACGGTAAGAGCGGCTGGAAGTCGTTCACGAAGTCACTGGTCACCACGTTCAAGACCAGTGTCGCCGATCAGATCTACAAGATGTTCATCAAACCGCTGGTGGTACAGGTCGTCGGCAGTGTCGTCAACGGCGGCAGTTCCGGCGGCGGCTCCGGGCTTCTCAGTATGGGGCAATCCATTTACGAGGCGTTCACAAAAGGATCATCCAACGGGAATGGCTTGCTCGATATGGGCAAGAAACTTTTCGAAGGATTCGGCGGTGCCGCTGCCGCATCCTCGATTGGCGCCAGTGCGCTGGCTTCCGGCGCCGGCGCGTCGGCCGTCGGCGCGGGCACGACAGCGGTTGGCGCGGGCTTTGGCGGAATCGGTGCAGGCGCTGGCGCGCTGACTGCTGGGGCCGGCGCTTCGGCTGCTGGAGTTGGTGGCGCCAGTGCGGCCGGCGCTGGCGGTGTTGGTGCCGCTGGTGCAATCCCGATTGTTGGCTGGATCGCCGCAGGTATGGCGCTGTCAAGTTCCCTCTATAAACAAGGGTGGGACGCACAGAACGGGACGGTCAGTGCGACCAAAATTCCATTTAATGCTCCGATGCTGAACCTGAATACCGGGCTTCAAAAGCTTGGGATGAGCAACACCCTGGCCAATATGTTTTCGGGCGCCTCGACCGTCTCGCGCCTTTTCGGGCGCAAAAATCCGGAGGTGAAGGATTTCGGTATCGAAGGCACGTTCGGCAACTCCGGATTCGACGGCAAGACATTCCAGAATATTCTTGAGAAAGGCGGCCTGTTCCGCAGCGACAAGCGGTACACGAAGGACGGCGCGCTCGATGCGGCAGGCGAAAGCACCTTCGACGACACGATCAAGAACCTGATGACTGCCGTCAAGGGCTTCGGCGCGCAGATGGGCATCGAGGCATCGCAGATCGACAAGTATACGAAGGCGATCAAGATCACCCTGACCAGCGACGAAGCAAAAAATCAGGAGTTGATCGCGGGAGTATTCGGCGATATCGGGAACGATCTAGCCAAGCTCCTGGTACCGACTCTTGACACCCTGACCGCCAAGGGGGAGACGGCCGCAGCAGCCCTGCAACGCATCGCGATCAATTACGCGGTGGTGGACGCCGGCCTGGCGTCAGTCGGGAAATCGTTCGGCGCCGTGGGTATCGGCTCGCTTACGGCGCGCGAGAAATTGGTCGAACTGTCCGGTGGCATCGATAATTTCAGCAAGGGCATTTCGTTCTTCAGCCAGAACTATCAGACCGAAGCTGAGCGCATGGCTGCGCTCGGCAAGACGGTGGACGCGGCATTTGCGTCGCTGGAGATCACGGCGCCGAAGACGCGCGACGAGTTCAAGAACCTGGTCATGGGCCTGGATCTGACCACCGCCACCGGCGCTAAGACATGGGCCGGCCTGATGGGTGTTCAGGAAGCCTTCGCTCAACTGAATCCGACAGTCGACGCGGTCACCGAGAAGGTGCGATCGCTGGCCGATATCAAGATCGAGGGCGCCGATCTGCAAGACCAGATCGACGCGCTGAAAATGAAGCCCGACGATTACGCCGAGAAGCAGCGCCTGGCCGCGCGCGGCAAGATCGACGTGAGCAATCAGCTGAAATTCGACGAGCTGACCGGCGCCAAGGCCGCCGCCGCCCTGGCCGCCGTCAACAAGATCTACGAGGACCAGATTGCCGGTTTTGTCCGCGCAACCATGTCGGCCAGCGAAATCCGCGCCCTGGAAACGAAGGGCATGAACGCGACGACCATCAAGCTGTATGACCTGGTGGCCGCCTACAACGCCAGTGCGGTTGCATCAGGCATCGCCAAGGAAGCGGCCGACCGGCTCGCGTCGACCAACAAGGGGTACCAGGACAAGATCGACGAGTTTGCCAAGGCCGGCCTGTCGGCGGCCGCTCTGCGCACCCTTGAGACAAAGGACATGGACAAGTCGACGATTGCGCTGTACGACAAGCTCAAGGCGCTGGAAGCAGAGAAGGTGGCGGCCGACAAAGCCGCCCAGGACGAGCGCGATAGGAATGCGCAAAAGCTGCGGGACGATGAGGATTACAGGCGCGTCCAGGAGCAACTGGCCGCCGATGCAAAGCGTGCTGCCGAGCAGATGAAGAACGCCTGGCAGTCGGTCACCGATTCGATCTTCGACGAAGTGAAACGCATCCGTGGGCTTGCCGCCGGCGACGGCGCGGCCACGCTGGCCGGCGTGCAGGCGGAATTTGCCACCAGGACCGCACAGGCCCAGTCCGGCAACCAGGATGCGGCGAAGCTGCTGCCCTCGATCTCGCAGAAGCTGATCGAGCTGGCAGAGGCCAATGCTACATCGCTGATCGATCTGCAACGCATCCGTGCGCGCACGGCCGCCAGCCTCGACGCAACCGGCACCATCCTCGCGGCGAAGTTCGGGCTGACGCTGCCGAGCCTGGCCGTGGGCACCAACTATCTGCCGGGCGACATGGTGATCCAGGCGCACGAAGGCGAGCGGGTGATCCCGGCCGCCGACAACCGCGCGCTGATGCAGATGATCAACCGGCCCGCAGCGGGCGGCACGTCGGCGGCAGAACAACAGCAGTCGGCCGACGCCATGGCCGGCCTGCGCGCCGAAGTCGTATCGATCGCACTGAGCAACGCCGAAATGGTGCGCATCTTCAAGCGCGTCATCAAGAACGACAAGATGCAAACGGAGGCAGCATGAAGGTAATCAAGCCGACCACGATCACGACGGCCAGGCTGACCAGCAGCACGGTCGCCGAGCCGGCCGCAGGTGAGACAGTCTGGAACGCGGCTACCGCCTACACGCTCGGCGCCGTCGTGATCCGGACGTCCACGCACATGAAGTACGAGCGCACCATTGCCGGCACCACGGCGATCGCGCCAGAAAGCGATCCCACAAACTGGATCGAGGCTGGCCCGACGCTGCGCTGGGCGATGTTCGACCGCAAGATCGGCACCGCCACCACTGCGGCGACGTCGATCACGGTAGTGGCGCAGCCGGGCGCCGTGTCCGGGCTGGGCATGTTGGAGCTGGTCGGCCGCCAGGTCGTGGTGACGCTCAAGAACGCACCGGGCGGCACGACGGTCTACAGCCGCACCATCAACCTCGACGGGACCATGATCACGTCGGTGTACGACTGGTTTTTCCTGGACTACGAACAGCTAAGCGACTTCGTGTTGACGGACCTGCCGCAGCACTATGCCGCGTGCGAGTTGACGGTGACGATCACGAGCACAACGCCGGTATCGGTAGGCGTACTCCAGGTCGGCCGGGTGCTGAACATCGGGCGCACAGTGGGCGGCGCGACGGCCGGCATCATCGACTACAGCAGCAAGGGACGAGACCGCTTTGGCAATTTCGATGTCGTCGAAGGTGATTTCAGCAAGCGCAACAACCTCCAGGTCGTCACCCCCCGGCGTCAGAATAGTTGTCGCGTCACCTGATTTGTAAAAACTACCGGGGGCGGGCCAATGAGAGAACGTGAATCAGTATCCAGCAGAACGAAAAGAAGCGCTATTGCGGCAGATGATGCCGCCGACGAACAAGCCGGTGTCGCAGATAGCGCGCGAGAACGGCATCAGCTCGAAGACCCTTTATACTTGGCGACGTGAACTAAAAGCTCAGGGAGTTGCGGTGCCAGGTGATGGAAAGAATGCCGAGGATTGGACTTCGGAAGACAAGTTCGCGGTGGTGCTTGAGACAGCGGCGCTGGGCGCCGCCGAGCTGGCGGAATACTGCCGGCGCAAGGGGCTGTTTGCCGAGCAGATCGCCGCGTGGCGGGCGGTCTGCAGCGCGGCCAATGCGAACGCGACGCAGAAGGCGCGCGAGGTGCGCGTGCAGTCGAAAGAGGACAAGAAGCGCATCCGTGAACTAGAGACGGATCTGAATCGCAAGGAGAAAGCGCTGGCTGAAGCGGCCGCGCTATTGATCCTGCGAAAAAAAGCCCAGGCGATCTGGGGGGACAAAGAGGAAGACTGATCAGCGTCCCAGATCGCCTTATGTGTGTTGCGTTGATCCGCGAAGCCGAGCTGGCTGGTTGCCGTCTCAAGCAGGCATGCGCCGAGCTCGATGTGAGCCTGCGTTCCTTCCAGCGCTGGGTGCGCGAGGGTGATGATGCTGTCGCCGCCGATGCTCGCACGACCTGCGAACGTCCGGCTCCGTCGAACAAGTTCAGCGAGGATGAGCGCAAGGAGGTTCTGGCGGTGGCCAATTGCGCGGAATTTGCCAGCCTGCCTCCAAGCCAGATCGTACCCACGCTGCTGGACCGTGGGGTGTATGTGGGGTCAGAATCGACGATGTACCGCATCCTGAAGCAGGAGCAACAGCAGCATTCGCGGGGGCGGGCGAAGAAACCTTCGTCGCGCGTGCTGACCAGCCATTGCGCCACGGGGCCGAACCAGGTCTGGTCCTGGGATATTACGTGGATGCCAGCGCCGGTGAGGGGCATGTACTTTTACTGGTACATGATCCTCGACGTGTTCAGTCGCAAGATCGTCGGACACGAAGTGCATGCGGTGGAAACGGCTGAGCTGGCGGCATTGTTGATGCGGCGCGCCAGCTTGGCGGAAGGGTTGGCGGGGCGTCCGCTGGTACTGCATTCGGACAATGGCAGCTCGATGAAGGGCGCCACGATGCTGGCCACGCTGGAGCAGTTGGGTGTGGCGGCTTCGTTCAGCCGGCCGCGGGTTTCGAACGACAATGCATTCGCCGAATCGCTCTTCCGCACATGCAAATACCGGCCAGACTATCCGAACAAGCCGTTCGACAGCTTGGAGGCGGCGCAGGCCTGGACGCTGAAGTTTGTGCGCTGGTACAACACGGAGCACAAGCACAGCGGCCTGAAATTCGTGACGCCGGCACAGCGGCATTCGGGGCAAGCGGCGGCAATTCTGGGGCGGCGTGAGCAGGTCTATGCCGAGGCCAAAGCCAAACATCCGGAGCGTTGGTCAGGGCCGACCAGGAACTGGGAACTGAAGGACGAAGTGTGGCTCAACCCAGAGCGGCTTCAATTAGAAAAAATGCCGCGTGCAGCATAAGGAACGAGGGCCAGTCGCATCACGCCACGTCGTCCTGAAAGCTCAAATGGTCCTGGCGATTCGAGCCGAGCGAAGACGAGCTAGCCCGGTAACGGGCGTGCCACGGCGTCACACGGGGCGCATGTAGGAACGCTTTGCGGACGGCCCCCGCAGCGACGATGCCGCCGGTCGGCATTCGACGAATTGACGTGAATTTGTTTGAGGTCACGCGACAACTAGCTTGACAAACGCCGTCACCGACGCCAGCGAATTTAACAAGTTGTTCCGCTCGCTCGCGGCCCTGCGCGCCATCTCCTGCATTTACATCGGCGCCGACCAGATCGGCTTCGAGCCCTTTATCACGTACGGCTTCTACAAAGATTTTTCGATGGTGGTGGCCTATCCGCAGCACCACCTTTGCAACTTGGAAATTGAAGGACTTTCCCAATGACAATTACCGCAATCCCGCCACTCGACCGGACCTCACCCACCTTTCGCGCCGAGTGCGATACCTACTTCGCCAGCAGCATCCCGACGCTCACCACGCAGCTGAACGCACTTTCCGCCGATCTGACGACAAAACAGGGTTTGGCCAGCGACGCCGCCGTCTCCACAAACGACGACAAGATCGCCACCGCAGGGGATCGCACACAGACTGGCCTTGACCGCGTACAGACGGGGCAGGATCGCGCGGCGGCTGCGGCTAGCGCGGCCACCATCGGCACGACGGCGGCATTCTCGGACGCGAACCCGATTGCGAAAAACGCTGCAGATAATACAAAGCAAGTGAAACTCGATCTGAGCGCCATCACTCCAGGAACCACTCCTGTATACGCTGCGCCAAATAAGAACGGGACATTGGCGTTGCTGGACGATACCGGCGTGCGCTTGATTGGCGGGCCGTACACCCCGACAGCAGCGGCAAATGTGGATTTCGCCAGCATTTTTGCCGGTGAGTTCGACTGGATTGAATGCCACATGCACGACATTCTGCCCTCAGCAAATAACGAGGTTCTTATGATGCGGTTTTTTGTGGGGGGAGTGATTAATACCGCTGCCGTCTACGGCGTCGCTAATGACGGCAGCAATAGCGCGCTGACCGCTTCCGGAATTTCCATTGCCAATCAGGTATCAAACGCGACAGGTAGCTATCCGTATATTGGCGTGTCGTCACGAATCGGCATTCGCAATATTAATAGCGCGACTCGCATAAAGAGTGGGGAGATTAGTTCGATCCTTACTGGTACTGGAGGAATAAGCGGAGGCCTCTACGGTGAAAGGAGAAACTTCGGCTTCACTGGTGGTGCAATAACCGGCGTTCGCTTTTACTGGGCGAGCGGCGCAACCTTTCTGCCGCAAGGCACTATCCGTTTTTACGGCTTCAAGAAAGCATAGACGACCATGAATATCTGTGAACTCAACCCCATCACCGGCCAGATGATCACGCGCCCGGGGACGCCAGCCGAATTAGCGCAGCGGGAAATCGATATCGCTGCCGCCGCCGTGCCAGTGGTGCCGGCATCCGTGCCGATGCTGAACGCGCGCCTCGCGTTGATCGCGGCCGGCCACATGACGGCAGTCAAGGCCTACGTCGACACGATGCCAGGTGCGGGTGGTGAGCAGGCGCGTGCGTACCTTGAATACGCGCAGACGGTGCGCCGCGACCACCCTCTGGTCGAAGGCATCCGCCAGGTGCTACAGCTGACACCCGCCGAGATCGACGCCCTATTCATCACCGCCGCCACGATCGACTGATCGCGCGCGCCCCTCTCCAGGCCGCCTTCGGGCGGCTTTTTTATTGAAAGCTGCACATGGACCAACCCATTCCGCAACCGCGCATCATCGATACGAAACTTCCGCTTACCTGGCTGCTTAGCACAGCCGGCGCCATTATCCTGGCCCTGACTGGCTTTGCCGTCACCAGCTCCAGCAACACAGAGAAGACGCAAAATAAACTCGACCTGCTGCGCGCAGATCAGGCGACGCTCATCCTCAACATCGCCAAGCTCGAAAAGCGTGTGGACGACCGCGACACGCGCACGGACGCGCTCAAGGAAATGCAGTATTCGATGCAGCGCATCATCGACGGCCAGGGCATCCGGCTGGAATCGCTGGAGCGGGGGCAGCGCAAATGATCCTCATCGAGAACTGGCGCGCGGTGCTCGCCAAGGCCTGGAGCCTGAAATTTAACGCCGCTGCGGGCCTGCTGGGCGCCGCCGAGGTGTATATCGCGCTGGTGCAGCCTGCCGGCGTTCCGAATGGCGTATTCGCTGGCATCGGGGCTGTGGTCTCGACGCTGGCATTTGGCGCGCGCTTGCTCGCCCAGAAGGAATTGCATGGCACTGACAAATAAGCAGCGCGCCGGCTGGTGCGCAATCGCCGTCACGATGGTGGGCGGCTTTGAGGGGCTGCGCTTGGCCGCATACGCCGATCCGGTGGGCATCCCCACCATCTGCTTCGGCGAGACGAAGGGCGTGCACCTGGGCCAGCGCGCCACGCTCGACCAGTGCAAAGCCATGTTGGCCGCCTCGTTGCAACTGGCGAACCACGCGGTCGACGACTGCATCCGCGCGCCGCTGCCCGATTACCGGCGCGCCGCGCTGGTCAGCTTCGCCTACAACGTCGGCCAGGCCAACCTGTGCGGCTCGACCTTGGCGCGCAAGATGAACGCGGGCGATGTCGAAGGCGGGTGCGATGAGATGCTGCGCTGGAAATACGCCAGGGGCATATACCTGCCGGGGCTGGTGACGCGGCGCCAGGCCGAGCGCAATCTCTGCCTCGTGGGTGCGGAATGAGCGCCATGGGCACGCTGGCCGCTGGCGTCACGGGCGGCATCTGGAAGATCGTGGCCGTGATCCTGCTGGCCGCCCTGCTGGTGGTGGGCGCGTGGACTGGCGGCGGCTGGTTCCTTGCAGCACGGGACCGTGACGCCGCCCGGACCGACCTGGTCGCCGAGCGCAGCGCGAACGCGGAACTGCGCGGCGCTATCCAGGCGCAGAACAGTGCGGTCGAGGCGGCGGGCGCGGCGAAGCTGCTTGCCGAGGCGCGCGGCCGAGCCGCCCAGCAGCAGGCCATCGCCGCCGCACGGCGCTTCGATGTGGTATTGGCCAAGGTCGCCGGCGTGCACGCAACCACTTGCGATGAGGCCATGCCGGCCGTCAACCTGATCTTGGAGGCTACCCCATGAAATATTTGTTGCTCGCGGCCCTGCTGCTGCTGCTCACCGCCTGTGCGGCCGCGCCGGTTGTGCAAGAGGTCAAGGTGCCGGTGTACCGTTCCTGCGTGACGGCAGGCCCGGCCCGGCCCGCGTTCGCCGTGCGCGGCTTGGCGCCGGATGCCAGCGATGGCGAGAAGGTGCTCGCCCTGGCGCGCGATCTCCCGCTGCACCTCAAGTACGAGGCGCAGCTCGAAGCCGTGATCGCGGGGTGCTTGTGAGCGGCGGTGGGATTGCGGCGCAAAAAACCCGCTCGGGGCGGGTTGTTGATGGCTTCTCTAGCAGGGTGGGGCGACCCGTTCCCGTTGGGGCGGGAACGGCTTCGGGTTACTCGACTGGCTTGTTCAGCAGCTTTGGTAGGTACTCCAATGCTTTAGGATCGCGCTGCTGAAAATACGGCATAGATCGCTGAGGGAGCCATACATCGTTGAAGTGAGCCCGGAAATCGGCAAGATATTCGTTTGGGTAAAGTCGCGCGTCAACGGTGCGCCCATCCATGTAACGATGTCGATAGGTCGGGAACGTACTGGGCTCCACGCCTTTTTCATCCCTGATCCATTTCGAGAACATTCGGCCCTCAGAAATGTCAGGAACCAAACCTTCCGGCAGCGTGTAGCCTTCTGACTCCATCGGCGCGATAAGTCCGAAAATCAGCTCATTTAGCATCGAAAAATGTGTTGCCGGGATGGCTGTCCGGTTAACCATATAGCGCTGTATATGAACAGGCATCCGCATGTTTGCCGACGGTGTCAGCCCGCCCTGCATCCACTCTACCACCCATTTTGTAACTTGGACCGCAAATTTTGGGGACAGCCATTGAGCCAAATGGATTGCAATCTGAGGGTGCACCCACGTGCCTGTTTGCCGACTCGAATGGACGAGTAAGGCGACTGGTAGCCCTAGGTCGCCGGATAGTTCTGAGATGAATGCCTGGTTTGGGGTGCTATCCCAATAGTGGTTCCATTGGCGATTCACAGCCTTGCACAAGGCGGTCGCATTGATATATCCATCAACAGCGCGCTGATCGATTGTTTGACCCTCGGCACTGCGGTGTATTAACGCAAGCTGCAATTGGTTTGCCATTCACTGCTCCTTTAGCTTCGCCCACTACGAGCATCTGCATTTCATGTTCGTGTCCGTACGCATCCTGGCGTGCCGTTGCGCCGATGAATCATACCCTTAAGAAATCCAACGATTCTATTCAAATGTAACCGAAGCGGCTCCCGCTGCGCGCTTTCGTCGGCAGTCTGCCCGTGCACCTAAAAGTGTTCGTGAAAGACGCCGTCGGCCTGCTGACCCTGGATGCGCCGGATCGACGGCCCGGACCGGTCGCACATGCAGATGATCAGTGCCGAGCTGCTGGAGCATTACCGGCGCTGCGAGGCCGAGGGGGGGGGAGAAGAAGGATTAATGCGCTCCGATGACGTAAGAGATCACGGTGCCAGTATGCCGATCTTGCGTTACGGCAGCGCAAGTCCGACCGAAGGTCGCGACGAGCGACCGTCCCCCAATTCCAGAGGAGCGGAGAAGGCGATCGCGTTGATGGGTGACCTGCTCGTGTATGCCAAGTGCGACGCCGAGCCAAAAGCCATGATTGGGGGAGCATCGAGGCCGAGCATCGGCTGCAAACGTTTAATTTGTAGCCTATGCTCGGCTGCGGAATGAAGCATTGTGTTTAGCGTGGAGTAAACACGTCGCTATTGGTCAGAATATGATCCCAGGAATATTGAGATGATGACCTTACTAGATTCCAAATCGTTTTAATGGTTGGTATTTTAATCTTCTCATCCGATGATGCGTTGTTTTCGCACGTGCCTGTCCAAGAAGTAATGCTTCCGTATTTTCCCCATTGAACTGAAAATGCTATTGCGGTAACCGTATTTCCCGTAATTGGTGCAAAATTGTTTATCCAGCCAGTAAGTTCTACGCTGCTGCCGGCGGTACCCGATGGCGATATGTACGTTCCCGACAATTTACCTGTGGAGGCATCTAAAGTGCTTATTGTAAGGGTAGATCCTAGTTGATTTTTCCACACTCCAATTGGATTGGCGCAAGTTGGACCTGCGTAGCAAGATGCCGAGCCAATAAAAACAATAAATCCGAGTAAACTAGATATAATATTTTTCATATTAACTCTCCTATCAAAATTCAGATGTTGCATTGCACCAATATTGGCATCGTAATTTCTAAAAATTTATGTGGAATTTAAAGCGCATCGTCATAAAACATGACTTTCATAGTTGCCGCTAGTAAATCAGAATGCTGGAATATGTCCTGCCTGATGCCATTGGCATGGAAAAACTCGCTTGAATAGCGATCACTTTGAATGTAGCAGTACTGTTGAAAGAAATCTAGTTGTAAATACGGGAAAAATATATTTATTTTCGATGAATGTTCCTGCATGGAATATTTAATTCCTAACGGACAGTTATCTACTTCTACGTTCTTTTTAGTGCCGTGCGGCGCGACGTGCTTGTACCAATTGCGGAGAGGTGTGCGCCGAGCCTCTACGCGGCGCGCTTCTCGTCGGCATAGTCGTGGTGCAAATTGTGCCGGCGCACTTTGCTCCTTGGCAGAAATGTGATTCTGGCATTGCTCAATGATCTCGAACGAGACCCCAGGCGCTGCGAGGCCGAGCTGGCGAGCTTGCCGGAGAGGCTGCTTCCTCGTCTCACGGAGATATGCCAGAGCCGAAAAAAGATCGTATGTATGCTGCCTGGGTATGGCTCTCAACCGAGCGGGGGCGGTGGGCTAGTTGAGTTAAATAGAGCACCGTTCGTCGTGAAATCCATTGATATCATCATGGTAAATCAACAACTACAGTGACAAACAAATCATGGAAAAAACTACCACTGCGGCGATTATTCGATCCGAATTTTCCGATCGCTTGCGTACCGCAACTGCAATGCAGCCATACAGTCGAAGTCCGACCGCACTCGCTCTGGAATTCAACCGGCGCTTCCCACATTTGGCGGTGACATCCTACGCTGTTCGAAAGTGGATTATTGGAGAGGCGATTCCTACGCAAGAAAAAATACTCGCCTTGGCGGTCTGGTTAGATGTTGACCCCGCTTGGCTCCGTTTTGGCGACCCTTCCACACCATCGTTATCGCAGTCCCATCCGCAAACGCATGATGGAATCGAGCGTGACGTTTGCTTGCTAAATGATGCCGAGCGAAAAGTCCTCCGAATCGCAATTGATGCAATTTTTTCGTCACGCAAATTGTACGGCCGTTTGCCCTTGTGATTGAACTCTCTCCGACGAAGCGGCGCTCGACGTGGTGACCGCAGGAGGCCGGTGAGGGGCACCGCACGGCCGCTGATCTGGAAATGCCCCGAATCGACGAGCCAGACAGGTCGCCCATGAGGCTGATCAGCGCCGACCTGCTGGCGCAGTACGGGCGCTGGGAGGCGAAGCTTGTCCCGCTCAAGGCGGCGGCCCGGCCCAAGTAGAGCTGAGCTTAAATGCTGCTTGTCTGTTCCTCAGCAGGGGCCGCCGAATCTTGCTCCGGCTGATCCGTAGGTAGTTCAGGTGGTCCTCGATTAGAACTCCGACGCTAATCACAAATCCAATGACTGGTATCCAGTTCCTAAGCACAGCCGGCATTTCGTCACTGTAGAATTCATTTAGCAGTAGAAAAATACCGCATACAACGAGCCCCATTGCGAAAATAACGGCTACATCGCTCCAAAAGCTAGTGCAGGTCAATGCATTAAGCCGCACCAACCTATTCAAATGTAGGGCTCGGATGTTATAAAGAGCTATTGGAACGCGGTTTCACTATACATCAGGAGTCGTCTAACATTCACCGGAGTAGAGAATGCCATGCGATCCAAAGGTTCGTCCGGAAGAATTTCAAAATCCGTTCGCAAAACCTTCTCAACCCAGACACTGGGGATGTAATGTGGGTCATATTTCAAAACCAAGTCCAGAACGCTAACGCTCGCCTTTAACGAATTCGCCAACGCTCTAATGGAATCGAATTTCATATCTGGTGAAAATAGCAAGTAATTATCTTTGCGAAACTTCTCCATCTCATCGCAAATCCCCTTAACGGCAGGCGACCACTTGTCCTTTTGTAGTGAATTAAAAGTGTCGCAAGCTCGAAAAAATGAGAAAATATAATTCTCCAATTTTGTTAAAAAAACACTAGATATTACATAGTCTCCTTTTGTCGAGCGTGGATATATTCGGATATATAATTGTCGGTAACAACTTGAATCAACAAATAAAAATCTCCTTTCCATATTTTTCGACATCGGATCAGCTGGTCTAACAAAATCCGAAGGTGAGATCGATACCTCCGCTTTCTCTCGAAGCCTTTCGTAGGTCCGAATTAAATATTTCTCAAATTCTTCCATATGCTTGTAATGATTCGCAAACGTATTTTGGCCAGTGGCAATGCGCATTTGCTCCTTTGTTTGCTCGGAGCGATGATTCGTAGCAAGCAAAGCTACCACGGGGATAGTCAGCGCCAGTAGGGAAATCGGGACACTGAAATATTCTATCGCAAATTTTAAACCAATATAATCTGGACTATAATGCAATCTCGTGTTGCTCAAAATCATAACTAGGGAAATACACGCCAAACTTAATGTGGCCAGTACACTATATCTAACAACTGCCAGGTCAATCAAACTTTTATTTGGGTCAAATAATTTGGACATCGTTCCCCCCTCATTATTTTCTGTTAATCGTCGTCACTTTAATGTAAATCAATACTATTAATGTAAAAAATATTATCTAACAACAACAGCGATTTTATTCATGTGTAGCGATTATTTATACCACTTCCCTCACCGTAAGTCAGCCAGAACCAGTGCGATATGTTCGCCAAGCACTCCCCACGCGGCGCGCTTCTCCGCCGCATAGTCGTGATGCAGATAGTGCCGACGCACTTTGCTGCCAGGTAGAACGTGGTTCTGGCAACGGTCAATGATGTCGAGGGACACACCCAGGCGCTGCATCAGCGTCGCGCCAGTTCGGCGCAGATCGTGAGGCGTCCATGCCCCGGTCTTGCCCGCGCCGAGGACCAGTGTGTTGTCGTGGCGCCGGTTCTTCATCGGCGCTCGCGGGCCGCCATCCTTGTTCTTCTTGAACATCGATTGCCGATCCCCTACCTGCTTGCTGATCGACTTCGAGTCGACGTGCCCTTCGTTATTCCGCGCGGGGAAGCACCAGTCCGTGTGGCCGGTGACCTTGTGCAGCCGGCGGAACTGATCGAGCGCGAAAGGGGAGAGGTACACGGTCAGATCGGCCAGGTTGTCCTTGACGTTTTCCTTCGGAATGAACCACTCGGCCGCGTTCAGGTCGACGTGCTTCCACTTGGCCATGCTCATCTCGCCAACGCGGCATAGCGTCGACAGCATGACCCAGATGGCGCGTTGCGTGGTAGCCGCCACTGGCTGCGTGCCGTACCTCTTGTCCGGCGCATCATCGTACTCGGCTTTCAGCTTGTCGAACACGGCTTGGAGTTCGGCGATCTCGGCGTCCGCAAGAATCCGATCGCGCTCGTTGCTCATGTCGTAGTCCGGCGCGACGATCTTCTCGATTTCGATCAGCTCCATCGGGTTCCCGTCGATCAGCAGTTTACGCCACGGCTGCCGCTTCTCCGCCCAAGCGAACATCTGCGTCAAGCTGTTCCGGACCATGACGGCGGCCCGGTTCACGCCGCGCGTGACCATGGTGCGTAGCACGCCACGGAGGTCATGCTCCGTCAGATCCTTGATAGCGATGGCGCCTATCGCCGGCAGCACGTCCGCGCTGAACGACCGGCGCAGCTCGGCGTTGCCGTCCTTGCGGCGCACACCGTCGAGCAGCCAGGCGTCGAACATGTCGGCGACAGTGAGGTTCTCGACGCGTTGCAATTCAAGGGCAGCCAGCCGCGATGCTATTTCTTCCTTCCGGTCATGCCGGGCGAGCTTCTTTTCGACTGCTGGGTTCAACCCCGACGCCAACTTGGACCGTGCCGCATCCCGAGTGGTTCGGATTTCAGCTAAGCTGTCTGCCGGCCAGGTGCCACAAGAAACGTCCTTCGACTTGCCGTCGTACCGATAGCGATAATAGAACGATACGGTCACCGTGCCGTCAGCTTTGGTTCGAGCGCGGCCGAACAGGTTGCCTTCATCGCGAATAATTGCGCCGGCTTGGTCTGCCCGGATTGCCTCAAGGGCGCGTTGTGTCAGCTTTGTCATTTTCGATAAGGGGTAGGGTAAGGCTGAGTTTTACCCCTACATTTACCCCTACAGTTTGATTAGCTCGCAGTGTATCTAAGTGGAACTAGTTGGACAATAGAATTCGCAATATATTGATTTTAAAGGAAATTAATTGGGATTATGGGTTTCTCTGGACCTCCTTGGACCTGCTTTTTTTGACATGGGGTGCAAGGGGTCGAGTGTTCGAATCACTCCGTCCCGACCAATAGAATCAAAGACTTAGCGGAAGCCGGCACATGCCGGCTTTTTGTTGTTCTGCTTTCGGCCATCCGCACCTACCTGGGCGGATTCGGATAGCTGACGATGATCGACAGCGCTTGCGCGCCAACCTGCCTGATGCCGACCTGCGCCCCCTTGTAAAGATAGGCAGCCATGCCCGGCGCCAGGCGCTCGGTGACGCCATCGGAGCTGACCTCGCCCTCTCCGGCGAGAACGTAGTACACCTCGTCATGCGCGATCCGGTGCACGCCGATGGCCGCGCCCGGATGCAGCACCCGTTTGCGAAACTCCATCGAGCGCGGCGCGGGCGCGGCATCGCTGACGCGGTAAGCCGTGGACATCCCGATCGCACCATGCGGCGGCGCTTCGTCGCGCTTGACGTCGTCTTCCCGAACGATGACCATGGCGGGTCCCGCAGCCATCAACAGCATTGCCAGCATCATCCGATCTCGCTCCTCGTATCCTGTTCGACAGCCGGCCATCCCGGTGCCGCAAGCGCATTAAAACACGTCCGCTTGGCCTACCATTTCTTTGCAATGGGAGAACACCATGTTGGGAACACTTGTCGGGGACCTCTACGGTTCCCATTTCGAAAAATCGCGAACACTGTCGCGCGCGCTTCCCGAACTGACGGCGGCGCACTCGTTCACGGACGACACCATCATTACCTTGCGGTCGAGGCGCATCACCAGGCCGGTTCCCCGATGCGTGTACGCGCCGACGATACTTTGGTGGATGTGA